CTAGTAATTAAACTATCTAGTTTTACTTGACCCTTCATATCAGTAGCTGTAGACCAATTAACAATATTCTCAGCGTTGTGTAATATTGGATATGGCTTTACTTCTTTTCTATCAGCTGGAGATAAACTTTCTAAATCTACATTTGGAAAATCAATTTGTATAAACGCTCTTGATGTTTGTAATTCTTCCCATAAAGCAGTGCTTAAAAATGATATTAGGTTGCTTTTGTCAGATCCTATATCATCTAATATCCATTGCTTTGCTTCAGCCGGTGCCCCATTAATTTCTAACATTGGTTGTTTTCTTAATAAACCACCTATAATCATTTTACAAAACTCGCTAGATACACCTGGTACCTCGGCTTCGGCTTTATAGAAGTCATATTGTTCTTGTGTCATTGTTGGGTTAAACGGAAGCAGTAAATTATCGCTTGAAGGCGCAGAATCATAGTCTTTCGTATAAGAAGGACCTTGTATTAATGCTCTGTTTCTTTTCCATTCGTTTACTTGGCTTAAATACTCATCATTCGGGTATCCTGGGCCTTTGGCAGTTTCGGTTGATTTAACAACTGAACTGTTTTTATATCTAATTGTCATTTTTGTGTGTTTCCTAAACATTAAGATGAACTAAAACGTTTAGCTCGGTTAAATTTGTTTTTGATTAAGTTTTGATTTGCCCTATTCAAAATTGCGTTAATTTTTGATCCCGCAAAAGAGGAAATGGCCAATGCGCCAAAAGCCAAAAAGGGGCCTATAGCCCATAAGCGCTGGAATCCTTAGCTATTAACCGCAGCAACGACTGCAGGCTAAGGGCCCAAGGCCTAAGGCCAGTTGCGTTAGCAGCTAATTTAGGCGTAAAGGTTTGACTGGCATAGGCGTTTATGGGTACACAAAAAATAAATAAGATAGTAATAGCAATGCTTTTAACTTTTGAATACAATTCAAATAGCTTGTATATTATGATTAAAACGACCAGCTTCGGTCTCTAATCAATGCAGGTCTATCCTTATTAATAGGATATAACATCTCACATATATATCTTACTCCATCACTGAAGTGTTCATTGTTTTTACTTTTATCTATGATTGCATTATCCATTCCCGTAGTATTACCGGGCTTCCATGAAGTCTGTTCCATAGAAGCAATAGTACGGGTTGTAGTACGCTTATCAAAAAATAATCGGCTTACGCCGGTTGCATCTTGTAGTAGGCTATTAACACAGTTAACGCTGTCTACAATACGCGGTTGTTTATTTCTAGCACGGATTTGAAACCCTGCTTTTCTTAACAAACTAAAGTCAGTAACACCTGTTGCAGCTGAACTCTTTCGAGCATTACCAGAAGCGTCAGGATATACAAATATAGTTTTATCTGGATACGTTTTATTAATACGTCTTATTAATTGGGTAGTATCTGATGACCCGTAAAATTCGTTTAAGCAATGCAATTGATCACCTCTATGAGCAAATACACTACTTGCCATGATCTTAACGTTAAAGTCAATAGCTATATGTATATCTTCATATGGTTCAAACGGCATTAAATTATCAGTAGCATGTAGTTCTCTATTAAAGTTATAAAATACAGAATCACCACTGTTATTAAATGTAGCACAATATTCTTGTTCAAATGTTTTTAAATCAAGAGTAGAGCGCGCTAACTCAATCTCTTCTTTCATATCAGGTCTAACTTTAGATGCAGTAAACTGCCAGCTTTTCCATAAAGGATTAGGCTCTTGGCCTTTACAATATAGATTATAAAAGTCATTACTTACACCTTTTGGTGTTGATATAATTAGTACATTTGCTTTTTTAATTGGATCAGAAGTCATAGGTAATACAACTTCAGTAAATGCATTTTGTTTAATAAATGCAAATTCATCTAATATAATAAAAGAAGGCGAAGGCGAGATACCTCTTAAAGCATCAGGTCTATCAAATCCTTTTAAAGATATTTTAGATCCGTTAATAAGTCTTATTTCTAAATCTATTTCTCTTGGTAAACCTTCAATATGATCTGGCAATACTAAGCTTTTTAATGTTTGCCACATACTTTCTCTAATCATTGAAACAGTTGGGCCAATTAAAATAGCTCTTCTATTAGATTTTTCTAAACAATGATTATAAGCCATAACACAGGCTAAATAGCTTTTTCCTGTTCTTCTACCGGCTGCCACAATTTTAAATCTTGCGGGGTGCTGAAATACCTCTTGTTGAAAAGGAAACAGGCTTACTGTGTATGTATTAGTCATTTTATTTATTATATTTCATATATTCATTATTAAAATAATCACTATTTTTAAATGTAGTAATTTTGCTTATTCTCATTGATAGCCTATTAGCTCTTTCGCCAACTTGTGTTGCCCATTTAGAATCTAGCATTTCTTTTGAAGCTAATTCCCAGTTATGATTATCGATAGCTGAAATAAATTTTTTAAATTTACTTAATCTAGGAGCACCCATATTAAAACACATATTAACAATTACTTGCTGCGCTTCTTCAGGTAACTTATCTAAATTAGAAAATACTTTTTTAGCTTCTTTTATATAAGTCATAACATCTTCATTAAAAACATTATTAACTCTATCTTCAGAAATAACAGTTCCAATAGGAGACGCGTATTCTTCATCTTTAGCAGTAACCAAATGGCCAATACCGAAAGTTTTGTAACCTAAATGATCATTATAAATTTCATATTTAACGCCTTCATCAATTTTTAATTGTTCTCTCAGCATTTCAATATTCATTATTTGTCCTTAATGTTAAATTCATTGTTTTCAAATGTTATACCAAATTTAGGTAAACCTCTCATATGACTAGCTCTAACCCGTACGTTTAACATGTCATTCACACACTTCGGGGAATCCATTGCGGATAATTGGAGCAAAAGTTCAAAGAGTTTTGCAGTTGCTTTACTTGTTGAAGTAAAAACAATTTGTTTATGGTCTACCAGCTTATCTTTAATAGTATTACTACCAAAATAAGATTCCAATGCTTTTCCAGTTTTACTGGTGAATCCAATATAAAAACTTCCGTCTGTATAGTATGTGATGTACACATTATAAACTGGTTTAGTTTGTTTCTGAAGTTTAGTTTTCATTAGTATTCTTAGCAGGAATTTCTTCAATTATAGGGCTAACAACCTTCTCGTCATTATGCTGGCCTTTTTGCACTATTGTTAAAATAGGCATATCTAATGTTCCAGATGTATGCATTGAGGTTGGTTGTTTTGAATAGCCATATTCTAATAACTTTTCAGCTATTCGAACTCGTAAATTTTGTGACTTAGTATCTTCTTTGCCTTTTAAGGCTTTTAATTCTTTATCTAGTATATCAATAGGATCTAATTTTAGCTTTTTTAGCTTATCAATAGTGGAAAGCTGCTTATTAATTAGCTTTTCTTCGCTCGTTTGCTTTGGACGACCTGCGTTTGGTCTATATCCGCCTCTTGGCATTATTGTATTCTCCTATTTATATATAATATTTTGATCTGTGGTCTGTAAGGGTGTCTTTTTATATGTGGCTTAACTTTAAGCTATTTTGGCTAAACCACACACAAATTACTTACAAATGCAGCCATAAAATAGGCCGCTTTTATCATTCATTATATATTGATTTTGGACTTTAAGATAAGTTGTAAGTTTATCTTTAAGTATATCACATAAGCTAAAACAATCGACAATTTCGGGTTTTATAGATCCCTCAAACATTGCTTTAGTTACAGGCATTAAATGCCATAGCTCATTACTAAATATAATTAAGTCCATTTATAGGTCTTTTTCTCGTTTACGTTTTTTTATTTTAGTATTGATTATATTCGCTTTTGTTATTCGTATTCGTTTATCTGAAGGCTTTTCATATCTTGAACGCTTTCGATAAGTTTTTAATACTTCTAACTTAGCTGTTTTATTTTTCATCTTACGTATTGCTTTTTCTATATCATTATTTTTAACAATAACAGTAAAGTTGCTCATATATTGCTCCTTTATTTAAAATATTAATTGAAATAATATAACTGATATTACACCTATACTAAACCACTTAACCTCTTTACTATTGGTATCGCAAAAGTCAAATGTCCATTGTATGACTTCTCCTGTTACTTCAAGCATTTTATGTAGATATTTATCCATATTTTTTCCTATTGTTATGCAAAAGCAAATTCAGAGTTTAATATTTCTGAACTATCTAGTTGCCCTTGTTTTATCATTGGTACTAAATTACCGGTTTCGTTTAAGTTATGCTGCAAAGGATTCTCATCAATTATACGTTTAAATTGACTACGAATTACTTTTTGCATCATATTTACATTACAGGCATGAGATCCATAAGAATCATGTGCTGATACAATATCAAAATCACACTCATCAATAACCAACATTAAATGTAAACTGTCAAGATTATGAATTGAGTTAGGTGAAATAGCTGCTTTAGCTTTACCAATATTAAGTATTGGCAATTCAGTTTTAATCACAAAATCAACTCTGTTAATCCACTTAAATGATTTATCGTTACCCATAACGTGTAAACCATCTGTTAGTTTAACCCTTGCGCTTTTATATTTTACATAATGTTGAGTAAATGGAAAGTTACTAATTAAAGTTTTATGTGAGTATTGCTTATTATGTTTTTTCATATAAGCTGCACAATTATCTTTAAATAGTTTCATCGCAGCAGCAACTTCGGGAAATTCAGTTTCAATAGTTGTGTAAACTAAAGCTCCTAAAGCTCTCGCAGCTGAATGCTGTTTATTACTCAAATACACATTATCAATATCTCTTGTGTCTTGAATAATCTGCTCACCCATACCTTGTTTAGTTGCAGAATAACCGTAAGTCATTACATTTCTTTTAACAATCTTACGCCATTCTTTTATTGTAAACTTAGCTTTATCCCAATAAATAATATCGGTTAGTTTAAGTTCAGTTCGGTATCTTTTTTGATACCATTTAATTAAACGTTTTTTATTTTCAACGTTTTTATCGTTATTAAGTTCTGCAACTCTCCATCTATTTCTAATTTTTTCAATAGACTTAAAGTATAAATTATAATAATCTAAAGATAAATTGTCTTCTTCTTTAGCTTTATTATGCATTATATCTTTTACAGAAACAGCAACATGATTGTACATATCACCTGGCTTATTATCTGATGTGGCTTTAATATTAACTAAATGGCCATTTTTATCGTCTTTAACTAAACTAAACAACCATTGCAAGCCATTGTTTGAGCCGTCTCTATAGCAAATTGTATGAGATAAAAAATTTTTAGTATCTCCATTAGCTACAAAATGTGCATCTAATTCTGCTAGCTCTATAACAGCAGATAAGAATTGAAAAGGCTCTTCAGCTTCCATCCAGCCTTTTGCAGAAGCAGGATCTTTTCCGTATTTTACAAAGTTATAATAATTATTTTCTACAAATTTAACTTTGTCTTTATGAGGCAACTTATCTTCACCCCACATATTCGCGATATGATGATACAGTTCGTTTAAACCGTTTTCACCTAAAGGTTTACCTTCATAAAAAGATAACATACCTTTAGCATTATCTGAGTTAAGCTCATTTAAATATGCAGATAAAGGATATAGTCTACCTCTGTTGTCAGCTTGATATTGTTGATAAAACTTTTTACCTACAAAAGGAGTAGCAGCTTTTAAAACTTGTAATGCTTCAAATTTTTTAGCTTCTTTCCTATCCTTAGCAATAGTATCAACTGCATTATGCTCAAAACAAGATTGATTTGTTTGTAATGCCCATTTATAAATATTATAAACTTTTGGGTTTACATAATACGCAATACTTTGTTTTTTGTTTACAGCATTTAATACAATAGGAGTATTGTGTTTATTAATTTGAGCGATTGTATCAATCTTGCTTTGTTTAATTAATTTAATACTTTCACCATTTAAATTAGTAACTGTACCAAATTCCCATTTAGGCGCAATAGTTAATAAAGGCTTAAATGGATCTTGAACTTCGTTAAACTCTTTTAATAATTTACGCATATCAGATCTGTTATAGCCCATATAAACTTTGTACACAGTTTTGGCTTTATTAAAAGATTTAAAATCGTTAACTAATTTAATAATTACCATGCCATTTAATGAATAAGCATTTAACACAAACACACCTAACCTAAGATCTAACTCGGCTTTTGTAGGCAATTTATAATAATTACGTATTCTATTACCAATTGCAATAGCTAACTGAATTAAGTTTTGGCCTTCAGTTGTACCTGTTGCAACAATTGAATAAGATAATTGAATCATCATATTATAGTCTATTTTATGCTTATCAATCATTCTTACAATACCTGATTTTAAAGGACCATTACTTTCTTTATTTAAAAAGTCATAACGCTCATTCATAATTGTACGGATTTTAATCCCGACAGGTCCTAGTGTCTCGAGTTTGCTTAATGTTTCTGTTAGCATTATTATTCCTCCTATGTTTATTGATTTTCTTTTCTAGTAATATTATATGATCTTCGTATTGTTTTAATAACCCTTTAATTATTTTTTGGTCATTTTGTAATTGTATTTTGCCTTTTATTAATTGTTGTTGTTTGTCTTCTAAGTCTTTAAGTTTACCATCAATAGTATTATCGACAATTAACTTAAGGTGTTTTTGTGTTTTTATATTCATAATCGGCATCTAATTTACGTATTATATCGTTTAAAGCATCCATATCTATAGCAATTTCTTCAAACGATTTACTTACTAATTGAGAATTAATCATAGTTTGCAAATTTATATTTTTTATTTTTCGGTTACTTTCTAATAACATTGAAAATAAAATAAATATTGCAAATATAAATAATCCTAACATCCAAATTGGCATTTCAACCATAATTATCTCCT